CTTATGGTGCGTCTGATCTTATGTCGTGTTCACGATACACCCACGTTATGAAGAAAACAGAAAATCAAGTTAGAGAACTACAGGTCAACGGATTTTACAGAGACGTAGAACTACCAGAACCAACAAGAGACGAATCAGACATACAAGAGAAGTATGATGAGATGGATGGCAGTGAAGCTGTCTATGATGATGACGATAGGTATACTATACTAGAGATGCACGTTGATCTAGAAATGCCAGAACCTTTCGAAGATAAAGATGGCTTGGCACGACCCTATATAGTCACCATAGATAAGTCATCTAGAACAATACTATCGATTAGAAAGAACTGGTATGAAAGCGATGAAAAGAAAACTAAGCGACAGCATTTTATTCATTATAGATATCTTCCTAGCCTTGGGTTTTATGGTACAGGACTTATTCATCTTATTGGTGGGTTGGCTAAATCGGCTACGTCTATACTTCGTCAGCTTATTGATGCAGGTACTCTATCGAATCTTCCTGCTGGTCTTAAAGCTCGTGGTCTCCGTATTAAAGGGGATGACTCGCCTCTCATGCCTGGTGAGTTCAGAGATGTCGATGTGCCTGGCGGTGCGATACGAGATTCCATTACGTTTATACCTTATAAAGAACCATCCTCAGTATTGTACCAGTTGTTGGGAAATATTGTCGAAGAGGGAAGACGAATTGGGTCGATAGCTGATGTTCAAGTGGGTAACATGAACCCTAACGCTCCAGTGGGTACCACTCTAGCTTTGCTAGAAAGGTCGATGAAAGTCATGTCTGGAGTGCAGTCTAGACTTCATGCATCGCTAAAAAAAGAACTCAGAATATTAGCAAAGTGCATACACGATTTTATGCCATCTGATTATTCCTACGAGATAGAGGGTGATTTCTCTAGGACAAAAGATTTTGATGGCAGAATAGATGTGATACCTGTATCTGACCCTAATGCATCTACAATGGCACAGAGGGTAACGCAGTATCAGTCAGCCCTACAGTTAGCTCAACAAGCTCCTCAGCTATACGATATGGGTAAGTTACATAGGCAGATGTTAGAAGTATTAGGCATACAAGATGCTGATAATATTATAAAACTACCAGAAGACATAAAGCCTAAAGACCCTGTTGCAGAAAACATGGCTATAATGAAACAAGAGCCAGTGAAAGCGTTTAAGTATCAGGATCACGAGGCACATATAGCAGTGCATAAAGCCGCAGCTGAAGACCCAAAGATAGCTCAAATCATAGGTCAGTCACCCTTTGCCGCAGCTATACAGAACTCTATGGCGGCTCACATAACTGAACACGTTGCATTTCAATATAGAAAAGAAATGGAGTTACAGTTAGGAACATCTCTACCAGATGAGGACAAGCCAATACCAGACAACGTAGAAGAACAGTTGTCTAAACTAGTTGCTAAAGCATCAGAGAAAGTGTTGAATAACAGCAAAGCAGAGGTAGCTAATCAACAAGCAAAAGAAGAACAGCAAAATCCACTTACAGTATTACAGCAGAAAGAAATGGCTCTAAAAGAAGCTGAGTTTGCTCACAAGAAAGAAATGGACATAGCAAAACTTAGAGTAGATGCTGAACAAAAAGATAAAGATCAGAAGATAGAAGTTGCAAAAGTAGCTACAAAAGCAATCTCTGATGAGCAAAAAAATAAAAGAGATCAAATAAAACAAGGCATACAAGAGGGTATAGACCTCGCTAGAGAGTTTGTAGATGAGTAGTGAAAGTATCTACGCACCTCTTCTAACAAAAGTTTTAGAATATAAAGAAGATATTAAAAATCATCTAACATCAGGTGGTGCTAAGTCTATGGAGGAGTACGCATCTATGGTTGGTGAGTATAGATGCCTCAATAAAATACACGAAGATATACTTGACATCGAGAAGAGATACATTAATGATTAAAAAAAGTTATATGTAACTTTTCGTTTTCAACGCAAGGAACTGTGATCCTTAATCACTGCATGAGGTTAAAATGTATCAAGCTGTAAAGAAGGAAGATGACGATAAAGTCGCTTCTAAAATGCCCCAACCAAAGGGCTACAAACTCCTAATATCCCCAGTTGAAGTAGATGAGAAAACCGAAGGTGGCGTGTATATGCCAGACGCATTGAGAGATGCTGAAGGTATAGCGTCAATCATAGGTTTTGTCGTTAGCATGGGTCCTGATGCGTACAAAGATAAGGATAAGTTTCCAAACGGTTCATATTGTAAAGAGGGTGACTTTGTTATCTTTAGATCATATTCAGGCACTCGTTTTAAAATACATACACAGGAATTTAGATTAATTAACGATGACACAGTAGAAGCAGTTGTCGATGACCCAAGAGGATATAAGAGAATATGAACGATACAGCAGAAAAATTAGAAGAGAACATCGAAGACACAGCAGAAGTTGTCGAAAACGATGAAAAGTTTGATATTGAAATTATTGATGACACCCCAGAAGAAGATAGGGTGCCTAAAAGAAAAGAAACATCAGAGGCTGATACTGATGCCGACAATGATGATGAAATAAAAAACTATAGTGAAGGGGTTCAAAAAAGAATATCTAAACTAAAGTATGAGTTCCATGAAGAAAGAAGAGCTAAAGAAGAGGCTAAAAGACTTCAAGACGAGGCTATAAGCTATGCAGAAAAGCTAAAGAAAGACAACGAAAGTCTTAGAAAGACCTTAGCCGATGGCGAAAGTATGCTTATAGACCAAGCTAAAGGTAGAGTTGGGGCAGAGCTTGATAAAGCAAAAGCAGACTATAAAGAGGCATATGAGTCTGGTGACCCCGATAAATTAATCGAGGCTCAAGAAAAATTATCAAAGCTTCACAATGAAAAGTTTAGAGTTGATGAGTACAAGCCTCAGCCTCAAGAAGTTCAAGAAGAAGCACCTAAACCGAAAGCTCCTCAGCTTTCACAAAGAGATTTAGAGTGGCAAAGAAACAACGAATGGTTTGAAAAAGACTCTGTAATGAGAGGAACGGCTATGGGTTTACATAGTCAGTTACAGCAAAAAGGTGTTGTGCCAGGCTCAGAAGAGTATTATAAAGGAATAGATGAGGGAATGAGAAAGATATTCCCTGAAAAGTTTGAGGTTCAGCAAGAAGCACCTGAACTACAAAATGGAAACGTGGTAGCCCCCGTTGAAAGAAGCGGAAAAAAATCACGCACAGTGCGTCTAACAAGAACCCAAGTAGCCCTCGCAAAGCGACTTGGTCTCAGCAATGAGCAGTATGCAGCGCAGTTAATGAAGGAACAATCCAATGGCTAATAGAGAACCAAGAGACACGCAAACCCGTGAGACAGAGATGAAGAAGAAAACGTGGGAACGACCTACTCTTCTTCCTACACCGACTCCAAGAGAAGGTGTTAAGTTTCGTTGGATAGCGACAGCAGTTATGGGGCAACCTATGACTCCTAACGTATCCTCCAAATTCCGTGAAGGTTGGACTCCCGTATTGGCTAAAGATCACCCAGAGTTGCACGTTATGCCCGATATCGATTCTAAGTGGTCTGAAAATATAGAGGTTGGTGGGTTACTTTTATGTAGCAACGCAACCGAAACAGTAGAAGCCCGTAAGGAATATCATAAAGAGCAGTCACAACGACAAATTGAGAGTGTTGATAATTCTTACTTAAGAACCAATGATCCACGGATGCCAGTTCTGAAACCAGAGCGAAGCACCCGTACAACTTAATGGAGGTAGACATATGTCTAGCATATCTGCTCCTTTTGGATTAAGACCCGTAGGTACTTTGGGAGGCGAATACACTGGTGGTTTTCGTCAATATCCTATCCTATCCTCTCAATCTACAAGGATTTGTTACGGTGATGTCGTCAAGCTAAATGATGACGGTGGAACCACAACGATAGCGAAAGATACAGGTACAAGCACAGCAACGCCTATCGGTATTTTTCTAGGATGTCGTTTCATAGATGTAAGCACAAGTCAGCTTACATTTTCACAACAATGGTCAGGCGCAGCTCATACCGAAGGTATGGCTTACGTTGCTGATGATCCAAATATTCTGTTTGCTGTACAAGCAGACGGAACAGTAAATGATGATGATCTGGGTGCTAACGTAGAGTTAGAGCAAACAGCATCAAGTGCTACATTTGGAATCTCTCGTGTTAGTATTGATATTAGCACAACAGCTACAACTGCAGCCTTACCAGTAAGGATTGTAGATTTTCTTGGAGGTCACGATGGTGACGAAAGAGGAACTTCATTCCCAATCATGCTTTGTAAGTTTAATTCAGGGCATCAATTGGCAAGTGGTGGCACAAATGCTGCTGCACCAGGAGGAGGCTAATCATGGCTGTAATGAGTAGAGCAAATCTCTTAAAAGAGTTACTTCCAGGTTTAAACGCATTGTTTGGACTAGAGTATGAAGGCTATGAAAACGAACACGCTGATATCTATGAAACCGAAAACTCAGACAGAAGTTTTGAGGAAGAGGTGAAGTTATCAGGGTTCGGTGCAGCCCCAGTGAAGCAAGAAGGTGCAGCTATCTCTTACGATGTAGCGCAAGAGTCATTCACTGCTCGTTTTAATCACGAGACAGTGGCTATGGGTTTCTCCATCACAGAGGAAGCTATGGAAGACAATTTGTATGACAGCCTATCAGCACGTTATACAAAAGCACTTGCTAGAGCTATGGCTTACACAAAGCAAACAAAAGCAGCGTCACTTCTAAACACTGGTTTTGATACATTCACTTCTGGTGATGGAGCTTTTCTATTTAGTGACTCCCACGGAACCGTGGCAGGTGGTAATAATAGAAACCAACCATCAACAGCAGCAGACCTTAACGAAACATCTTTAGAGCAAGCTGTGATTGATATCGCAGCCTTCGTAGATGAAAGAGGTCTATTGATTGCAGCAAGACCAAGAAAGCTGATTGTTCCACCTGCATTGATGTTTACAGCAACAAGATTGCTACAAACAGATTTCAGAACAGGAACTGCTGATAATGACATTAACGCTATTAAGTCTAATGGGTCTATCCCAGAGGGCTTTGCTGTTAACCATTATCTAACAGATAGTGATGCTTTCTTTATCATCACAGATGTTCCAAACGGAATGAAGCATTTCGTTAGAACTCCTATGGCTACTGGCATGGATGGAGATTTCAACACTGGAAACGTAAGATACAAAGCGAGAGAGAGATATTCTTTCGGTGTATCTGATCCACTTGGAATTTACGGTTCAACAGGAGCTGCGTAAACTAGCAAACTTGGGGGCGATCTATCGCCCCCTTACAATTTCACCTTGACAGCGTAAGCTGACATTTGCCAAGACAAGGAGATTAATATGGGCAACACAACTTTTTCAGGGCCAATTAGGTCTACAAGTACACTTAAAGCAGTAAGTAAAAACGCAACTACTGGTACAATCACAGAGATTATTACTATGGGTGATGCACCAGTTGCATTAGGTGACGAGGATAAAACACTTGATAATGCAACACATAGTGGAAGAGTTCTTGCTGTACCCGC